CTGAGCAAGCGAGCATGCAAAATATGATGCTTAATTCTCCAGAACAACTTGGTAAAAATTTGGCTGGCATGCGTATTGGATTAGATAGACTGATTGATATTGCATCTCAAAAAGCGCAAGAAATAGGTGCTCCAATAACTGAATATGTTGGCAGAGCTCAAAGGTCTTACGAAGATGAAATGGAAGCCGAAAGAATGCAACAACTTGATGCCGAACAAGGTTTGAAAAATGTTTCTTTGTTGATGGCTGAAGGCGGTGAAGCTGACTCAGATGATTTCCCAGATTTAAGCGGAGACGGAGAAACAACTTTTAAAGATGTGCTAATTGGTAGAGGAGTTGACTTAAAAGCCGAGGGCGATGAAGTAAAGTCTTTTGCAGACTATCAGCCAGAAGGATCTTTAAAAGGAACTTTCTTTGATTATATTCCAGATGGCTATCAAGTTTCTTCTTTCTTAATGGATAAGTTTGGGCAAGAAGCAGCTCAAGATCCTACAATTAGAGAAATGTTTGAAGGACAGTTTAAAGCAGCAAGAATGGCTGGCAAAGATGTATTTGAGTTTATGGGAAAATCATACAATACTAAAACTCTTGAAGAAGTAGAGGGAATGAGATACGGTGGAGAAATGGAAAGATTTCAAGACGGCGGTGAAATAGACGCCATGCTAAGCGGTATGGGTTCTGAGGCAGAAGGCGCAATGGAAGACCTAGAGCAGATGGCTCCAGAAATGGAGATGATCGATCAGCTTGTAACAATGGTTGTCCAAATGATTCAGCAAGGCGCAAGTGAAGAAGAGGTAATGATGTTCCTCAAAGAGCAAGGGCTCGACGATGAAGATATTGGTACTGTCCTTCAACTTGTAGCTGAGATGGCAGAAGCCGAAGCGATGCCCCAAGATGGTATTGGAGCAGAACTAGAACAACTAGCTTAATTAATATGTCTAATTTTTACGCAGATGAAGTTCAGCGTCAAATAGACCAAATCCAAGACCCAGAAGAAAGATCTCGCAAACAAGCCGAATATGAGGACTTAAGTGTCTTTAGGGATATTCTTCCTTTTATTCCTCTTAACGTCAAACAATATGCTTATTATATGATGGGCGGCAAAGGTGAATTAAATGAAAATGATTTGACTGATGCTGAACTTAATGTTCTGTACGATATAGCAAATAAAAAGTTAAACGATCCAAATTTTAGCGTTTCTTCTTACAGCGATTCTAATAAAATTACTTATCCAGATTATGAAACAGGTGACTATTCTGATATAAGCAGAGGCAAACCTGCGGGCAAAGAAGTTAAAACTGAAGAACAACTTAACGCTTGGGAAAGGGGTGAAATAAAATTAGACTTAGAAGCGCCAAACGGTAGAAGAAAACGATATTCTTACGAAGAATATTTACAAGATTATCCAGGTATTTTTGATGATCCTTTGTCTGTTATTGAGCTTACTAAAAAATTAAAAGATCCAAACTATAGTGTAAAAACTACTATTGGCAAAGCAGATATAGTTCAAAATGAAGACGACACTTATTCAGTTCAAGACCAATATGATTTTGAGTATGGCAGAGGAACGGGAGAAAGCAACGTCGATTCATTTTCTTTAAGCCCTTACGCAGTTGCTAGAAATTTAGCTGCAAAAAGAAAAAATAAAGGCAGTCCAGTTGATATAAATCTTGGCTCTGAAGAATATATAAAAAGACAAAGAATGTCTAATGGCGACGAAATGAAAAAGTTTTCTAAAGGTCCGTTAGAAAAAGAAGTTAGAAATGATCTTAGGGCTGACGGTACAAAGAAGTCTCAAATTGGCTGGAAAGGAAGAATTGTTAGTAATGTAACTGGTAAAATTCATACAGAGCTGACAATAGACGATAAATATCCTTTAATAAATCCTTACACAACTGAAGAACAAATAGAGCATTTAAAAAATAATAACTATGAAGGCAATGCACAAAAATTACAAGAAACAGAAATAGGAAGAGAAATGTTGCTTAATGCTCGTAGGCACTATGAAGAAAGCCTTCAAAAAGGTGTTAGTCCTTTTGTAACAGATGATGAATTGCAACAACAAAAACTTGGGCTTGAAAAAAAAGCAAATGGCGGCGAAGCTAGTTACCTACAATCAGCAATTAATATGCTGAGTAATCCTGTTCCAAATATTGTTAAAGCTCCAACAAAAAAAGAAACACCTAAATTAATTGGCAAAGGCGGTATGTTATTTGATTATACTGATCCTGTTGACGTTGGCTTAACAGCTTTAGGATTTACTGGTGCAGGAACTGCAACCGCACTTTCTTTAAAAGCTGCTAGGCTTGCAGAAAAATTAAAAAAATTAGAAACTTTTAAAAAACTTCCTTTGTATCATGGAGGTTTTTTGCCTAGCAAAAATGCTCTTAAATTAAAAGGAGTTGATGTTTTTTACGCTAGCCCAAGTTATAAAATTGCTAATCGTTATAACCCTCTTAATCCTCAAAACATATATTTAACTGGCAAGACACCTAAAGAGTTATATAAAACAAATAGACGGCCAGGTATTTTTGAAATGCAACCTGCAAAAAAATTTGCAATATTAGACAAGCCAGACAAAGCATTTAAAAAAGATGTTAAAAATCATTTAAAAGATTTAAAATTTCAACAAAAACAAATAATAAAAGATAACAAAGACTACGCAATAAAAAATTACGGCAATCGTCCTGATTTTAATCCTACAAATAAATACTATCTTCCAACAAATAAACTTGATGACTTGAGAAACTTAGATTTTAAGGTTAAAGACTTAACAAGGTATTTAAAAAATCCAAAAAAATATGATACAACCGCAGGGCTTGGTTATGGATATCAAACTGGTAGCGGAGTATTGGATGCGTTAAAGGCAAAAAATTATGACGCTGTTTTAACAAATCAAGCTTTTACTCGTCTGTCATCTCCTAAGTCTAAATTTAAAAAAATAGATGAAGCAGAAATTACTTCAGACCAAGTTGTATTTTTAAAACCTATGGGTGCAAAACAAGTTTCTCTTAAACCTTTAAGAACAGAGTTTAGAGATTTAAGCCTAGATGATTTTTTTAAAAATCTTCCAGACTGGTATGTTAAAAAAGCAACAGGCGGCGAAGTTAGCTATTTACAATCAGCGCTTGACATGCTTACCCAATCAGCACCTGTAACTGAGGCTCCCCCAGGTACTTTTGATCTAGGTACTATCGAACCATTCAATCCAATAATGGAAAGGTACAAACCTAATCCTATAGATACTTTTTTGCTTGAGACGGTTGGTCCAGGCGACAAACTTAAAAAGTTGTTTAAAGCTCGCAATAAAATAAAACAATTGCTTAAAGGCCAAGAACAAAATTATAAAAGAGGTCAAGACCTATCATCTAAAGCTGATCCTAGAGATATTGAACAAGGCAACTATATGATGAATGCTGCGATTAAAAGTGGCAAAAGATTTCAAAAACAATTAAATGAATTAGAAGAAAAAATTAGAAAAGCATACCAAAGTAAATAAATGGATTTTTCCAAACTTACAGAGGCTGAACTCAAAGAAGCCCTGCTGCTTTTAGAAAAGCAAGACGGTTACTCCACTCAAGATGAGTGTCAAGAATCTTTTTTGAGTTACGTCAACCACATGTGGCCAGAGTTTGTCTGCGGTCGCCATCATCAGATATTCGCAGAAAAGCTAGAACAAGTTGCTCGAGGTGAGATTAATCGCTTGATTGTTAACATGCCGCCTCGACATACCAAAAGTGAGTTTGCTTCGACCTTCTTTCCGTCTTGGGTGATGGGGCTCAAACCTAAAATGAAAATAATGGAGACGACCCATACGGGTGAACTCGCCGTTAGGTTTGGTCGTAAGGTGCGTAACTTAATGGATCAAAAAGAATACAAACAAGTTTTTCCCGACGTCAGTTTGCAGGCTGACAACAAATCGGCAGGGCGTTGGGAAACCAATAAAGGCGGCGAATACTTTGCAGCAGGTGTGGGTGGGGCTGTAACTGGGCGGGGTGCGGATCTGTTAATCATTGATGATCCGCATTCTGAACAGGATGCACTTTCGCCGACTGCGTTAGAGTCTGCCTACGAGTGGTACACCTCTGGACCAAGACAGCGTCTGCAACCCAAAGGTGCGATTGTAATAGTGATGACGCGTTGGAGCTCAATTGACCTAACCGCTAAATTGTTGGATGCGCAGAAAGAACCTTTGGCTGACCAATGGGAAGTGATAGAGTTTCCTGCTATTTTTCCCGATACCGAAAAGCCTCTTTGGCCCGAGTATTGGGCTTTAGATGAATTGCAGAAAGTAAAAGCGTCTTTGCCTGGAATGAAGTGGAACGCTCAATGGATGCAAACGCCGACCTCTGAAGAGGGTGCGATTATTAAACGCGACTGGTGGGAACGCTGGCCGCATGATTCTTTACCATCCGTTCAATATATTATGCAGTCTTATGATACGGCGTTTTCTAAAAAAGAAAGTGCCGACTTTTCTGCTATTTCAACTTGGGGTGTTTTTAGACCCAGCGAAGATTCGCCCGATTGCGTTATGTTATTAGATTGTCAAAAAGGCAGATGGGATTTTCCCGAACTTAAAGAAATAGCCATGCGCGAGTATCAATACTGGGAAACCGATATGGTTTTAATTGAAGCCAAGGCAAGTGGTACGCCGCTCACCCATGAGCTCAGACGAATGGGCATACCTGTAGTTAATTACTCGCCGACTCGAGGCCATGATAAAACAACAAGAATGCACTCGGTTGCTCCCATCTTTGAGTCTGGTATGGTGTATGCTCCTAACCGAGCCTTTGCCGAGGATATGATTGAAGAATGTGCGTCATTTCCGTTTGGAGCTCACGATGATTTATGTGATACTATGACTCAAGCGTTGATGCGATTCCGCGAAGGCGGTTTTGTTTCTTTAGATAGTGATTACGAAGACGAAGAAAGCGAACCTAGACAGAGAGTTTATTACTAATGGCAATAGAAAGACAAACACCCGATCCAGCCCAAGAAGTTGAAGACATGCAAGATATGACAACTGAAAGGCCAACCGAAGATATTGATAATGAAATTATTGAAATTTTAGAAGGCTTAGACGAAGAAGAGGGCGTTGAATATCAAGAGGACGGATCAGTTATTTTGGGTGGCGAAGAAGAAATGGAAGACGTTGGCTTTAGCGAAAACTTAGCCGAAGTTGTTTCTGATTCTGAGCTCGATAAAATTTATATTGAATTAACTACTGCGGTTGAGAACGACAAATCAGCCAGAGAAGATTGGGAAAAAACTTATACCGATGGTTTGAAATATTTAGGTATGAAATTTGATGATGCTAGGTCTGAGCCTTTTGAGGGCGCAAGTGGCGTTATTCATCCGTTGCTTGGAGAATCTGTAACTCAATTCCAAGCGCAGGCTTATAAAGAATTGCTCCCAGCTCAAGGGCCAGTCAAAACTCAAGTTGTTGGTGAATACAATTCAGCAATAGAAGAACAGGCTCAACGCGTGCGTGAGTTTATGAACTATCAAATAACTCACGTGATGGAGGAGTACGACGAAGACTTAGATCAAATGTTGTTTTATTTGCCGTTGGCAGGTTCTGCTTTTAAGAAAGTTTATTACGATGAAACTTTGCAAAGAGCTGTTTCTAAATTTGTTGCACCCGAAGATTTAATTGTTCCTTACTACGCAACCGATTTAGAATCTTGCCCAAGAATTACTCACTTAATTAAAATGCCAGAAAACGAAGTTAAGAAACTTCAAGCAATTGGTTTTTACAGAAACGTTAAAGTAGAGGGTGGCGATGATTTAACCAATAGTTCTGATGTAGATTCTGAAAAAGAAAAGTTAAGTGGCGTTGAGCCATCTTACGATACAGGCGAAGTTTGTCATTTGTATGAAATTCATTGTAATTTAGATCTTGAAGGGTTTGAAGATACTGATGAAAATGGCGAATTTACAGAAGTAAAACTGCCATATATTGTAACGATTGATAACAACAGCGAAAACATTTTATCTATTCGCAGGAACTTTGAAGAAGAAGATCCGATGAAAAATAAAATTGAGTTTTTCGTACACTTTAAATTCTTGCCAGGTCTAGGATTTTATGGCTTTGGTTTAACTCATATGATTGGTGGTTTATCTAAAGCCTCAACTTCAATTGTTAGACAATTAATTGATGCTGGAACTTTAGCTAATTTACCCGCAGGTTTTAAAACTAGGGGTATAAGAATTAGAGATGAAGATTCTCCAATTCAACCAGGAGAGTTTAGAGACGTGGATGCCCCCGCAGGATCTTTACGTGATGCAATTCAACCTTTGCCATTTAAAGAACCAAGCGGAACGTTATTGCAATTATTAGGGTTATTGGTTCAAAGCGGCCAAAGGTTTGCATCTATTGCAGAAATAAATATAGGCGAAGGCAACTCGCAAGCACCTGTAGGAACTACAATTGCCTTGTTAGAAAAATCAACCAAGGTTTTATCTGCAATTCATAAACGATTGCATACAGGTCAAAAGAAAGAATTTAATTTATTGGCTAAAATCTTTGCAAAAAGTTTACCGCCTGTTTATCCATATTCTGTTTCTGGCGGTCAAATGGAAATCAAACAAGCTGACTTTGACGAAAGAGTAGATGTATTTCCTGTTTCTAATCCAGACATATTTTCTACCAGCCAAAGAATTGTAATGGCTCAAGAAATGATGCAGTTGGTACAATCCAACCCGCAAATTCATGGACCAAATGGTATTCACGAAGCTTATCGCAGAATGTATGCTGCATTAGGAACTGACAATATTGATTCTTTATTAACCCCGCCACCAGACACTCAACCTAAACCGATAGAGTCTGGAATGGAAAATAGCACCTTGTTAATGGGCGGAACAGCGCAAGCATTTATTCAACAAAACCATGATGCGCATATTGCATCTCACGTTAATTTATTAAACATGCAACCAGTTCAAATGAACGCTCAAGTTCAAGCCAACATACATTCGCATATCATGCAGCACTTACAAATGAAAGCTGACTTGATCGCGCAACAACAGATGCCGCCCGAGGCTTTGCAACAATATCAACAATTGCAGCAACAAGCCCAACAATCCACACCTGTTGACGCGGCGGCGCTTAATCAACAAGCCAACGATATATTGGCTCAATTTAGCTCGCCTATAATGACGGACTTAATGACTCAGTTTGCTCAACAAGTGGCAACTCCGCCGCAAGAAGATCCGTTGGTTGCAATTAGAAAACAAGAGCTAGCACTCAAAGGTCAAGAGTTGCAACAAGACAAAGAACAGTTTCAAATAAAAGAAGAAATGCGTGCTCAAGAACAAAATCGACAAGATCAAATAGATCGAGAACGTATTGACGCTCAGCGAGATATTGCTAGAATGAAAGACGAAACAACTCAAGATAGACTTGACCAACAAAAAGAACTAAAATTAATTGATATTGGATTAAAACAGTTCGATCAATTTGGATAAAACAATGGCTAAAAATATTAAAGTAACAAAAAACAAACTTTCATACGGCAACAAAGGATCTGTTCCGTCTAAATCAAAGACAGGAACTTTTACAGCAGATGCTAGCTCTAAACCTGGAATGGGCAAGGGCAAAGCTAGGGGTATGGGAGCGGCCGAGTTCGGCGGTAAGTTTTCTGGCATTTATTAATGTCAACCATTTGGGTAGCTGACCAATTACAAAAGCGGCTAAAAGAGAAGAAAGAAGACACCCAGAGTCAGATACTCAATGGGGTGCAATCTTTTGAAGATTATCAATATCTACGTGGGCGTTACAATTCCCTCGTTGACGTAGAAGAAGAACTTAGGGAGTTGCTAGAGAGGATAGAACAAAATGACGAAGAACAAGGTGCTGGTTCCTGACCATATAGCTGCTGAATTAGAAAAAGACAAAGACGTAGCTGAAAACAAAAAACAAGAAAGCGATTCTGAAGTTGATAAAGCTTTTGTCAGCGCAGAACAAAGAGTGCTTGATCCTACTTTAGTAGACAAAACTCTTATTGAAAGAATGCCCAATCCTTCTGGATGGCGCATGTTAATTCTTCCTTACAGGGGCAGAGGTGTTTCTAAGGGTGGAATTGTTTTAACAAAAGAATCTGTAGATAGAGAGGCTTTGGCCTCAGTTGTGGCCTATGTTATAAAAATGGGTCCGCTCTGCTATAAAGATAAAGACAAGTTTGGAGACACACCTTGGTGTGAAGAGAAGCAATGGGTGCTAATTGGTCGGTATGCTGGAGCTCGCTTTAAGTTAGGCGATGATGCAGAATGCCGTATTATTAACGATGACGAGGTTATCGCGACGATTCAAGATCCCGATGATATTGTCACGCTGTAAACGTGAGGAGGACTCATGCTAGAAGAAGAAAACAATCAAGCCCCAGAGGAGCAGATTGAAGAAGGCGAATTTGTAGAGCTTGAAGTTTCTGAAGAGGAACAAAAGGAAGCAGATGCCGCAGTTGAAGATGTTTCTGAAGAAGAAACAGTAAAGGATGAAGAGCAAGATGAACTAGAAAACTATTCAAAAGGTGTTCAAAAACGTATTGCTACTTTAACTAAAAAAATGCGTGAGCAAGAGCGTGCAGCTCAATCTGCTTACGAGTATGCAAAAAACTTACAAGCTGAAAATGAAAGTTTAAAAAACAGTACGTCTCAATTAAATCAAAGCTATTATGGTGAAGCTGAAAACAGATTAAAATCTCAAAGAGCTCAAGCCAATACAGTTTTAAAAGGCGCTTATCAAGAACAAGACTGGGACAAAGTAACAAAAGCCCAAGAAATTCTTGACAAGATTACTGTTGAAGAAAGTAAGTTAGCCAATAACAGAATGCAAATCGAAAAAAAGCCTGTGGTTCAAAATGTTCCACAAGAGCAAGCATTTCAACAACAAGTTCAAGCTCCACCTGCACAGGCAGACCCTGAAGCAGAGAATTGGGCACAAAAAAACGAGTGGTTTGGTCAAGACGAAATAATGACTTTAGCCGCTTTTAACATTCATCAAAAATTAATTGAAGAAGAAGGGTTTGATCCTTCCGACACAATGTACTATGATGAGATAGATAAACGTATTAGAACAGAGTTTCCACATAAGTTTAGCGATGGTGGACAAGCTAAGAGTCAAGCAAAAATGCAACAAACAGTTGCACCTGCTGGAAGATCAAGCAGTTCTGGTAAAAAACGAGGAGTCAGACTAACCAAAAGTGAAGTCGAAATGGCTCGTCGTTTAAATGTACCAGTTCAAGAATACGCAAAGCATATTAAAAGGTAATCAATATGACTGAAGATAAAAAAACAAATAACAGAGCTCCGCGCTCTGCTGAAACCCGAGCTAAAGATACTGCTCGCAAACCCTGGCGTCCCCCATCTATGTTGGAGACACCACCATCACCTGAAGGTTATACTTACAGGTGGATAAGAGCCGAAGTTGTCGGTCAAGAGGATAAAAAGAATGTAATGTCTAGATTGCGCGAAGGTTTCGACCTAGTGCGAATCGAAGAGATTGGAGACTTTGAACTTCCCTCGATTGATGATGGAAAGCACGCTGGTGTTGTATCCGTGGGTGGTTTGCTTTTGGCTAAGATTCCAAATGAAACGCGCGAAGAAAGAAACGCCTACTTTGCTGACCGTGCGAAATCGCAACAAGATGCGATTGATAATGATTTGATGAAGGAATCTGATCCAAGTTCTCCGATGTTAAAACCTCAGAGAACCTCAAGCGTAACTTTTGGCGGTGGTAAAAGAAGTTAATTTTTTTCTCACTAAACGTAATTTTTAATTAAAGGTAAATAAAATGGCAAATAAAGATGCTTCATTTGGTATGAGACCTGTCAAAATGATGGGTGGCTCACCTTGGACTGGTGGTAATAGTCGCTATAGAATTGCTGCAAATTACGGAACAGCTATTTACACAGGAGACATGGTAATGCAAGTTACTGGTGGTACTGTAGAAATACACGCTGACGGCGGAACTGTTCCTATTGTGGGAGTTTTTATGGGATGTCAGTACACCGATCCTACTTCGGGCGAGCAAGTATTTAGCGCATATTATCCAGCAAGCACAAATGCTTCGGATATTATCGCTTTTATAGTGGACGATCCTAATGTTGTATTTGAAATCCAAGCTGATGACACTTTCCCAATAGCAGACCTATTCGGAAATTTTGATATTGTTTATACAAACAGTTCAAGCACTCAGTCAGGACTTTCAGGTGCGGAATTAGACGTCACAACGGGTGCTACAACAGCTGGGTTACCGCTTAAAGCAATTGATATATCAGAAGATCCTGATAATTCAGATATTGCTTCGGCGAACACAAATGTTTTAGTTGTTATTCAAAATCACATCTGCGGTCAAAAAGGCGCAG